ATCAGACACGTAGGACCTTAACTGACCCGCTCGGGAAAGTGCCACCTCGATCTCTTCGTCGCTCAGGAGCGCCGGCTCCCTGAACTCCAGGGACGCGATCTCGTTCACAAAGTCTGACCTGGCCCGGCACACGGCCTTTGCCCGGCAGAACTGGCAGTGATCTCCGGCTACGAACTCGCCCGAGCCCGCCCAGGCCTTTTTGGCTTTTGGCTTGACGAAGTAGTTAGCCCAGTCGACGAGGCGCGCGATCGACGTTTGGTCGGTTGTGATGCTGTCGAGTCTGGGCTGGACGATGGTGTACTCGACTTCTTTGATCTCGGGGAACTCTTCTTTGAACTTGTTCCAGGCGCCGAGGGCGTAGAGTCTGAGCTGCGAGTTGTCTTTCGCAGATACGGGGATGCCTTTCCCGAACTTGAGGTCAATGACTCGAACCTTTCGTTGCGATAATACCACGACATCAGCAGTACCAAATCCGTCAGGAGCCCAGTCAGAGTAATCCACACGCTGCTCAAAAAGCGGCCTGTCTCCTTCACCAATCTGGCTGCGGACGTATAAAACATAGTTGTCAACATATTCTTCAAACTCCTCATTGTAATAGGGTGTTGCCTTAATAATCTCGTATTCCCTCTGGTACTCCTCGTAACCGATCTGGTTGTAGTGATGGCGGAGCTTGGCCTCGGCCAAGGAGTGCGCCATGGTGCCCTCCTGGCTATAGTCAAAGCTGTGGGCGGGTCTTTTTGGTTCTGGGAGCGTGGCCTCGAGACGGGCCGAGGGAGTGCATGTTAGCCAACGTTTAGAGGCGGAGGCTGATAGAACGGCGTGAGCAGTCATGTCTGTTTTCCTGTTTTCCTGGGTTCACTGTTTGCTTGCATTACTACTAATGCAAAACGGGACAGCTTTTTAGGCTGTCCCGTTTAATAGTTGACTACCTTACTGGGTTATTTCTTTTTCTTTGCGTCTGCCTTGGCGTTGGTTTTGGCTTCTTTCTTGGCTGGTTCTGCCTTCTTTTCAGCAGCCATGCCAGGAGCAGCCAGCATGCCGATTAGCATTGCCGCTACTAATGCTTTCATTTTGCCTCCCTGAGTTTAGAAATCAAATCATTTACTGCGCCGGTAAAGTCCACAACCACGTCAGCCTTGACGTCGATCTTCTGCTCACGTGTCTCTTTGTAGTCCTGCGGGAACTGGCCACGCAGGGCGATCTCGGCGATCCTGGAGTTAAATGATTTGTTACCCACGTTGGCCAGCATCTCCCGCTCCCAGAACGCCTGGGAGTGTACTAGGGCCACGCCAAGGGCGTCGGCAAACTCTGGGTACTTCTTTTTCCAGTTGTCGGCCACGTCCTTACTAATGCCGAGCTCGGACCACATCATCTTTTGTGACGCGCCCTGCTTGCCCATCTCAATGAGGGTGTCGCACATCTCGGGCTTAAACACAAACTTTTGTTTTGCCATTACTTTTTAGCGGTCTTTGCCGACTCTCTGAATGCCTTGGCGGTTGGTGCGCCTTCCTGGCCGGGCTTACGCATCTTCTCGCCTGACCCTTTTTCGATCCGCTCACGTTTGGCCGCGATGTTGGCATAGAGTCCGGGCTTTGCAGAACCGCCCTCTTTTTTCTTGTCCATGCCCATGAGCTCAGACAAAGTTTTTCCCGACCCACGAACGCCCTCTTTCTTGGGTGGGCTCATAGGGTTAAACGGACGCACCGGCGCCGGCATGATCGTGCCTTCGGGCTTGGGTGGCTGACCGCCTCCGGCCATCTTTGGCATTTTTTTGAAGCCTTCCATGGTCTTCCTTTCAATCGCGGAATGGGGTGAATAAGGGGCGTCTCCCGACGTGCCCTACTTCCACTTATGCAAAATCCAGCCCATTATGGCCCCGACAATTTTCCTGGATTTTTTGCTGGGTTCAGGATTTTGGCCGGCTGCCTTGACCGTTCCCAAGGCCTGGTTGATCAGGACCTTCGTCATGGCCGAGGCTCGTTCTACACGCTGGGCCTCCTTGACCGGGTCCTTCATTGGCTTCATCTGTTTTGCCAGCAGTCGTCTCATCTCACGGTTCATGTCTAATTACCCTTTTCTCAACTAAAATTTCAAAAATGTCCCAAAGCTTTTCACAGCGAGCTGTGTGCAATGCTTTTAATCCAAGCAGCAGGTTGGCCATGTCATCAGCTGTCATTGACTCGTGTTTGTCGTAAAACTTCTCAAAGACAATCTGAATATCTTCTTGAGTTGACCAGACGGCCATAATGGCCTCCTCAAGATCAAACCTGTTCTTTTCCCGGAATTGGTGCGTCTTTAATTTCATGCCCGCTCTCCCTAATCTCACTAAATAGTCTATCAAAACTGTAGTTGAACGAATTGCTCAACTCTGTGCCTATGTCAACCATACCGTGCATTGCTGTCTGTACTTTTGACATATCGGAGTCAGTCAATCCGTTTGTCATAACTTCTAAAATTGCAACGTAACACTCAAAATCCATGACGTTCTTTTCTAAGTCTGCAAGCCTTTCATAATGCTTCATAACCCATCTCCTTTTTTATTAAATCAATTGCGCGTTTGTAGTGATACCTCCAATACTTCTCTGTTACTCCAAGGTCTGCGGCGTTGCCTCCCATTAGCGCAGTCTCAATAACCTCGCGCTGTTTTTCTGACATCTTCTCGTCAATCACCCTGCGAATATCGATCATGTCATCATGGGTCCACGGCAGCCAACCCTCTACAGTTTGCCCCGAGATGCCCTCGACGTCTTCTTGCTCCATCAAATCTGGCTCTTCATCGGACAACCGAGGAGCCGCGCAACAGTTTTTCTTATGCTCTTTGATAGTTGAAAAGCGCTGCTGAGTACACATTACCCATACCTGCTGCCAGGGAGAGCATGAGTCCCCTAGGTGCCGGTTGAGGTTTAGAGAGATACCGGCTATCGTTGTCTGTCCTATTTTTGATTTCTGGCACGAAACCTTTTTTGATGTCATCAAGGAGGAGGCAACTCTCGAGAAGACCACTGGCGCCAACGGTGTGCCCAATGTGCTGCTTGTACGATGTCGCGATAAAGTTTTGGAATAGGTGTTCAATTGCTGCCCTTTCAGATGCGTTGTTGCTTGCCGTGCCTGTGCCGTGCGTTTTAATAATACCAACCTCATCAAAACCATATCCGCGCATGGCGCCTTCTATGGCTCTGATGTAACCCTGGCCGTCAGCTCTTTGACCAAGCGGGTTGGTGCTGTCCTCTGAGGCCGTGTAGGCCCCAAGAAGTTCTGCGTGGATGTCGCGGTCATGCCTATTTACCGCATACTCCGAATCAAACACGGCAACCACGGCGCCCTGGCCAAGGTAAAACCCTCCATGCTTTGAATCGAAAGCCGACGGTACAGCCCCTGCCGCCTCGTCAGACAAACATATGTTTGCCTTAGACACCCCAAAAAAGTTTAAGACCATGTTGCATATCGAGTCTTCCATGGCCAATACAATGACACGATCAAACCCATACAGGTTTATCAGGTGACGCACGTCCATCATCAATTTAAGACTCGAGGCGCACGTGCTGGCGTCGGTGGATATGTGCTCCACCGGACCAAGCTGAGCAGCCACTCGAGCGCCGAATATGTTGGTGACGTTTAGTATCTCCATCTTGTATGCGTGGGCCATGGTGTTGGTCAGACACTTCTCGTAAAGCGGCACGCCGCCCGTACCCCACACCTGGGACCCGGCACCTAATAAAAAGCCAACCTTCAATCCATCGTTGCTTGATCGAACAGACTCAACCAGATCCTCAGTCACCACCCTGTTGACTATTTTCTGCGGTACGTGAAAGAGCCCCGTCTTGGTCCTCTCATACGTCTCAGGGAACCAGTGCACCCTCTGCGGGTACACTGCGTCCTCGATTACGCTCGTCTCTGTGGTGCTGACCGTTCTGTAGTCAGTCAGAAAGATCCTCACTTCAGACCCTTCAGAGCCTCGGCCATGTCCTCGGGCTCTTTGGTCTTGTGCTGATCCACAAACTCAAAGATCTTACGCAGTGTCATGCTCTTGCGCTGTGTGCCGTCCTCCATGGTCACCACGTCAGGGGTCAGCTCTTTGAGCTTCTCCTCTGGTATGCCGTACAGGTCGGCAAGGTAGATGGTGAACATCAGAGTGTCGAGACTGTCCAGGTTCAGGTTGACGGTCTCTTGGTCCAGTGACGTGGCCGGGACAATGTTAATCCCTGCCGGCTTTGCGATCTTGATGATCTCGTTTGTTATTTGTACGCGGTCCATCATACCTCCATCTTCAAATCGTTCATCAGCGCCTCTTGGGCGTTTATCTTGCCCTCGAGTACCTTAACAACCTGCTCGTCAATCGTCTTCTCCAGCAGCAGGTGGTGTATGATCACCGGCTTCTCCTGGCCCTGCCTGTACACCCTGGCGTTGGCCTGGATGTAGTTCTCGGAGCTCCATGGTAGATCATACCATACAACCTGGGCGATCTGTCCCTCATTACACTGTAAATTAAGCCCTATGCCGCCTGATTGCGGGTGCGCCAGCATGATCTTAATCTTGCCTGCTCTCCACATATCCAGGTTGTCATCGGAGAGCTCCTGAGCCTCGGGAAAGCGCTCCTTGAGCTTCTTCAGTGCCGTCTTGTAGTGATAGAAAACCAGAGTCGGGTAAGGGTTCTCTTCAACCAAAGACTCGAGGAATTCAATCTTGTCATCATGCGAGACAGCCTCTCCCTCATCGGTATAAATCGTGCCGCTCGTGAATTGAAGCAGTTTATTCGCAAGCGCAGCAGCCGAGACTGCCGTGACCTCTTTCCCGTCAATTTCACTAACCATCTCCTTACGTAATTGTTTGTACTTCTTCATAACCTCCGGAGAAACCGTACATGTATGGTACAAGTTTGTCAGGGGCGGCAGGGTCAAATAATCTTCGGCGCGCAAACTGAAACATATGTCAGAAACGCGGTCCTGAATCTGACGCTCCATGCCCGGACGTACTGCCCACTTATACACAACATTGGTGTGCCTGTTCCTCTCTGCGGCGTACATGTAGGTGTCGCGAAATGCTGTTAGGGTTTTCCCTAACCTATCGCCGCGGTCCAATATAGCAACTTGCGCCCAAAGATCTCCCAAGCTCTGCGGTGTCGGTGTGCCCGTAAGAATGAGGCGCCGCTTAAAATCTCCGACAATCTTCTTGATTGCTTTGAATCGCTTCGTGCTGGGGTCTTTGAACCGCGAGCTCTCGTCGATTATCAGATTCTCAAAAAGCCCAGGCATCCAGTTCTCTACCAGCCAGGGCACGTTGTCGACGTTAATGATGTACAGATCGGCATCGAACGTGTAGAGCCCACTAAGTCTCTCCTTCGGTGTGCCCATCAGCTTTACGATACGCAGCTCTTCCAAGTGATCCCATTTCTGGCATTCTTGCGCCCATACTGACTCTGCCACTCTCTTGGGAGCTATCACCAAAGTCCTCCCCGAAGAGTTCTCCCTGATAATGCTGAGCGCCGTCACAGTCTTTCCGAGACCTGGTTCCATGAAAAGCCCCATGTGCGGTGTTCTCTTTGACTGTGCGACCATTTGTTTTTGGTATTTGTGCATCTGTGATTTGTAAAGCATTTAATACTTCCTTTCGCTTGTCGTGCAGCCAGTCGGCCACAGCGTACAGTTCTTTTTCCGTGACGTTTTGTTTTATTGTGTTTGCGATTCTGGATATAAAAACTACATTTTCTTTTATATATCCAAGTGTTGGTATTACTTTGTCTAAAGAGGGACCCTCCGGGCTATAACCTTTCCCCTGGGACCAAATAAACGGCGTTTTGAATACAGGGCATTCGTCTGTGGTTATTGAAAGTAAATACTCAACATCCAAGTCGTATGCAATGCCCTGTCTTCTACATCTGTTTCTCACGCTCCCCACAAGTCGAGTTATGTACCCTCGTTTTGTTTTACGATAGTCCATCTCTGTTTGATAATATTTTTTCCGCATACTGATCAACGTCCTCTTTAGATCTCAATACGGTTACCGGATGCCCTAACTCGGCTAATTGAGCGAACACTAACTGCTGCCTTTTTGACAGCGCGCCTGTTTTTGTTTTTAGCTCGACCAGGTGGATCTGTTTTTTGAGAAACACAATCCGATCGGGGACTCCCGTTATCGTGCTGATCCACTTTAGACTCAGGCCTCCCAGCTCCTTTACTTTTTTGCTTAGATGCTGTTCTATGCTCTTTTCTAACATTCTTTTGGATCTCCATGTTGATTCCGGTTGTGATCTGTTTAACGATGTGCTCGGTTAGATATGCGCGTGACTCTTCGCCAATCTCGTCTGGTGCCTCCCCGATGTGCTCGAATATGCGGCACACGCAATGTGTTGCCTCATGTGCGATCACACCGGCCAAAAACGCTGGGTCCTCTTCAACGCACTCTGCTAAATCAAATGCCATGATGATTACCGCATGCTTTCCATCGGTCAGGTAGTGCGTCTCCGCAATACCCTCGTCTAGCGCGGTGGCCTTCTCAGTGATCCCGTGGTCTCTCAACACTCGTTGAAACGTCTCGTTAGAAAAACACAGCTTTATCTGAGACGGAAAATGCCCGCAGTCTACATGGTAATAGCCCCAGTTTTTAGGCATTTTTCTCTCCGTAAAATTCCAATACAAGCTCGAGTGCCTTAATCATTTTGCGGACTTTTTTGGCATTTTTAGTTGGATCATAGTGATACATTGGCACTGAGCCCGGTTTTTCCAATTCCTCTCTGAAAAGTGCCAAGTCTCGCTTCAGCTCGTTGCTCACTATCTTTTCAACAAACTCGATGTCTACCTCAATGTTATAGCCCGTCATGTTTTTTCCTTTCTTCAACGTTTGCCAAAATACGTTTCTTTTCTTCGCTGCCACAGTTTATCCATTCGCCTATTTCATCTAACGTGCGATGACAACCGATGCAAACGCCTTTTACATAATCAAACTGACATACCTCAACGCAAGGTGACTCAAGATCTTTTTTGGGGCTTCCAAATATGCGATCCCAACCAGCCTCAAATGCCTCTTTATTAACCGGGCGATGGCGAGATCCCTTACCTGCCTCTGCCATTTTTGTCCTCCCTCATCCCAATTAGGATACCTACCACGATAACCAGCAACATCCACAGCAAAAACTCTCCCGCGCCACCATTGGTGACGATGTATTGTTTTTCAACTAGGTTCATATGCTCTTCTCCATGTGCTCTACGTAACGGTTCAGGTACCACTGCGCCTTTTTGAGATCCTCGATCGGGCAGTGCGACTTGATGCCTGCTCGGCTGATGTACTTCACCACGTTGCCAAGATGATATCCAAGCTGCTTTGACTCTATGAAGTCTATCGTCTCGATGCCGCCAGCTTTGTAGTGCGG